TTTATATTCAGTAGCGGTTGTGCTAGAATTATTTTCTTTTATATTTACTCTTATAGTTGATGTGTCAACACCATTATTAGGAAGTATAAATCTTTGATTTGGTAATGAATCATTTACAACAAATCTACTTTCAAGGTATTGTCCTTGAAATAATTCAATCGCACCAGACGCTTCACCTGCTGATGCAGTAGCGGTTACTTTTTGGGGTATTGAAAATAAGTAATCTATATTTGAAACTGTACCGTTTCCAAATAAACCTGGTTGGAATGTAATCGATGTAGTTTCAGTATTCAGTCCTACAACAGTAAAGTTGACGAGCATTCTTGCTGCTCTTTTAGAACGTGGAACATATCCTATATTTCTTGCTAGTGATACAACATTTTCTCTAAGCGTTGCACTATCAATAAATGTTTCGTTTACAATTGCATTCGTGTTGTAAGCTGTTGTGTATGAATTATATGCAAGTACATTTACAAGGACAGACAAGTTTGAACCCTCAAAATCCATATCTGAGAAGTTTGAGTTTTGTCTTAGGTAATCTTTTATTGAAGTTTTTATATCTTCAAAATTTAGATTGGTAAACTGTTGCAGTGCCATTATAACCTTGTTGGTTCTAGAACGAATGTGACTGTTTGTGTTGGAGCAGAAAGTCCAACAATGTCATAAAATATAGTTACTTCAAGAGAGTTTTGATCTGGAGTTGATATAAAATCAACATCAGTTAGTTTTACTCTTGGTTCAAAATTGTTTAGAGTTGTTTCTATTTCCGATTTCATAGGATCAACAAAATCTGAACTTGCCAATTCAAATAATGATCCACTTACTTTTGTGCCAACTAATCTATTGAAAAATACTTCACCGAAATTTATACGAACTAAATTTTGCACAGAGCGTTTTATGGCATCCTCGTTTTTTAAAACCAAGATGTCATTTGTAACTGGATGCTTTTTAAAGGATAAAGAAATATCTTTGAATCCCTGTGAAAAAGTCTGTGCTGGCACTAGATATTTGTAGTCTGGGTATATTTATCATTATTTAGAGACAAAAAAAGACCCTCTTACTGAGGGTCGTCTTCATGTCCTAGATATCTGACCTCTATTTCATCAGGATGAGGGAAACCATTCTTATAATAATCCTGTGCTAAATCTTGAGTAATCTCTAGCATTTCTTCTTCCGTTATAGAACTGTATTCCTTGTCACCTTCGATGTAGATATCATATAATTCCATATTCGTAATGTTTATCATCACCGCTATCTATATGATTCTAGTTTTCTCATGTCCTACTCTGCACTGTGGATCTATCCATATTTCAAAACCTGCTTTGATTGCATCAAGACAGAACGAGACATCTTCACCACACATATCTTGTACTTCACCAGAATCAAATACTTGCATTTGTGGAGCAAACCATGGATAGGTCATTTCTTTATGCTCAAACACACCTTTCTTGATAAGTAACCAACCAAACCCAGTATAGTCAACTGTGAATGCTTTACGACGCTTTACGATACCATCAACCATCTCATGATTCATAACACCACCGTTTTCTTTGAAATCATCCTCTTCTAACCAATGTGCACATGATGTGGTTTGCCCATCTTCTGTAGCATACCATCCACCTGCAATATCTTTATCCATTGCCATCACACGATAGAAGCTTTCATTTGTAAATACGATGTCACTATCAATCCATAGTTGATAATCGTAGTTGAGTTTACCATCCCAAGGTAGTTGGTCAGGTCCTCTGAGCACATTTGCACCAAGACACTTACATCTAGCAAAGTTCACCATGGAACTGTAGTCTTGAGATATTTGTATATTTGCTCCATTTTGTACCAACTCAAAACAAAGTGATACGAAATTCTTTAGGAAGATGTATGATACTTGTCTACCAGGTAGACAGAACACAATGCTTTTTCCTTTTAGTAATTCTTTTGCTTTTTCAATATCAAAAGTTTTCTCATCAGTTGGTGGTTTAGTTACCACTTTAAATCCTTTAGCCATAATTAGAGGTCAGTCAAAATCATTATAACACTTTATATAGCGTCTATCAACTCGATAATTTTTTCTGCAATAACTTTGTGTCCTATCACACTTGGATGATTATTTGGAAGTGTAAAATTTTCAGGTACATACCCTTCTGGTATAATGCCAGAAGACATCATGTGTGGTTTCGGTGTTCTTTTCAAAATACCTCTATGTAAGTGAGTAAGAGGTTTACCGTGATATAATTCTTGCCAATTATTTTTGAGTTCTAATTCCTTTCGATGGTGATCTGCTAAAAGAGGAATGTACCTTATACCCTTTTGTGTGCAGTATGTGTCAAAGAGAACTAAATTTTTCCACATATTCTCAATACCATTGTAATCATTGAATATCCACTTATAGTAAAAAGGAGCAGGGTGTTTTTTTTGGTGTATATGCATATCCAATATAGATCCATCTTTCTTAAACCACTCTATCCTTGTATGTAAAGTAAATTGAATCACAACAAGGTCAACAGGATTTTTATCAAGATATGCGATAGATTCTCTTACAATGCGGTCATTACTTATACCATTCCACGCTAAATTTACTTCTTCTGCACCATAGTGATTTGATACTAATCTACTATATCTTTGATTTTCACGATCTGTAATTTCATCTCCCCATGTAATAGAGCAACCATTATATAAAATTTTCATCAATAAACTATCACACCATACTTGTTTGAGAATATCTCTGCATCTTGCCAAGTATTTACTATTGGTTTACCTTTTACATTCAATGATGTATTTAATAATACAGGACATCCTGTACGCTCGTACCAGCACTCTAAAATCGGTCTCAGTATGCTTTCAGATGTCTCTGGGACTGTTTGTACCCTAGCAGTATTATCGACGTGCACAACAGCAGGTATGGCATGTGGTTGTTTGCACTTATAAACATATGACATATATCTTGAATGAGGTGGCATGTCAAAGTAGTCTTGAGCATGTTCTTCAAGCACAGCAGGTGCAAAAGGTCTGAACTTATCTCTTTTTTTGATTTCGTTCACTAAGTCTTTGGTGTCTGCTTGTCTCGGATCCGCCAGTAGACTTCTATTACCGAGAGCACGAGGACCAAACTCAGCACGGCCATTTGCAATGCCCACGACTCTTTTTTCGAGTAATGCATCTACAACTCTCCTAGGATCGCATAGTTTTTGTATATTGTACCCAGTATACGGTGTAAACTGAACTTTGCCACCATATGCAAGACATGCTGCTCCTAGAGCACCTCCAGCGTCACCAGGATTCGGCATAATCCACATATTGTACATTTCCCTCAAACCACTGTTTACAACGCAGTTGAGAGCGACTCCACCACCATAGCAGATGTGTTTGCTATATTTTGCTGCTTTTGCAAATATAGTGTTCAATTCTAGTTGTAATATTCTTTCTGCACTTTTTGCGATATCTTCTTTCTTATAATTTCCTAATCTGCATCCTTTATGATTATTCTTGTATAATTGCCTCTCAACTACGTTCATATTCACTGGATGACCGAATGCTGCCATTCCCATGAAAATATACTCTTCATCAAGAGGACGCAGACCTGCCCACTTCGTAAGTGCAGAATACCACAATCCTATTGAATATGGGTAAGTGCGTGACCATCTTTTCCTATAAACTGCTTTTCCGTCTTTATATTCCGCAGTCCATATAGATGTAGTGTCCCATTCACCGATACTATCGACAACCACACATGCTGCCTCATCAAACACTGATGTTTGGAAAGCTGCTGCAGCATGAGATTTGTGATGATCAAAATACAAGTTAGGTTTCAATGCGAGGTGTCTTTCTCTTCTCCACGCCTTTTGACCTGCAAAAAACTGCCTTGTCCTCTTCAAAAGCGGTTTTTCGTAAAAAGCAGTTACACCAGATTGATCAATCAGCATAGCAGTTGACGCTGCAGTCAAATCAAGGTGTTTATCGTGTTTTCTTTTTGAATACCTTTCTGAGTGTGCTGCATAACAAATTTTTCCATTATTGACAACTGCGACAGCAGCATCATGGAAACCTTCACTAAATCCGATCATTAGTCATCATCTTCATAAATGTAGGGGTCTTCCCTACGCATTTTCCAGAGATTGTACTCACCCTTTATCCATTCCCAAAGTCTTTTCATTATGTGTCCATGACTGTGGTATATATCCAAATGTATCATACCATTTTATGTAAATTGATGCAAATTCAACTTTTGCTTTCTCTATGATGTCGGGGGTCAGTTCCTGAATGTCGGATTCCCATTGATCGTTCAAATATGAGATATGAGGTGCATTTATTCCTAAATCGGGAACATAAGCGTTTGGGTAGATATTATCAACCAAATAACCCATAAATTCTTTTGATTTGCCATCCCAGAACTCTTCCATGATGATTACTTCGACATTGAAGTGTTTTTTCCATCTTTTGTAAAGTGTAGAGTAACAAATACTTGGTGACCAGTCAAAAAACAGTTTTTCTATATTATCTGGTCTTCTTGCGTTGATGACAGACCAAAATCTACGGATTGGGTCTCTAAAAATCATTACAACAGTAATATCAAAGTGCTCATTTAGAATAGATGCGTATTTTTGTAAAAATTGATCTGATAACTCTGAATTTGGGTTTGAAAAGTCTGCAACCGCTTTATATTCATTTTTTATATGTGACCAATGTTTTTTATAGTATGAAATATACTTTTCAATAGAAAATGGAGATGTATAATGTTTTCTCAACTCTTCTTGTGTCCACAACCCCTTTACAAGTGGACTATGTTGGTTTACAAGCGGATGTTTACGACCAGGTCCCTTTCTACCACTACCATCTGGATTATCTAACCACTTTGGTCTAAAGTATGTAGAGTAAAATTTTGTTTTTTGTTTTATTTGATTTTGTTCACTTAAATCAAGCAGATGTAAGTAACCGTGCTCTTTTTCATGACCACCATGACACAATTTGTGATTTACAGCGAACGTATAGTACAAGGGTGTTGTACCACTCCAACCTGTGCCAGCACTCAATACTAATTTTGGTTTCATATGAGTTTCATGATGTCATTAGCGATCATCCAATGACCAATACGGTTTGGATGTCTCTTTGGTAGTCTTGGATATTTCTTATCCTCTAATCGAAGGTCATATGACTCACCATCTGCATTAATCGTAGTAATGATAAGGGGAGTTGACCCCCAGTGACCCTTTACTGCTGTGTATGCAAGTTTCTCGTATGCAAAACCATACTCACTACTATAAATATTCTTGTAATACTCTGTCCACCAGTCTATATGGTCTTCGTGGGGTTTATTATGGTGAGGTGAACCTTTTCTAAGCAAACTCTGATGGACATTTGCCCATCGTTTAGATTTTGTATCATAGTACTCGGTTCTATTCCTCAATGTCAGTTGAATTATAGCTATATCATAATCCTGTGGATTCTCTTCTAAAGATGTTCTCATTATGTAGAAATTACTACAACCAGATTTAGATTTATTCACCTCTGTAGCATTTAGTCTATTACATATGAGTTTACTAAATCTATCATCTTTGTTTTCGAGTTCATTACCCCATGTCCAAGAGCAACCATTAAAATAAATTCTCATGAGCAAACCAAAGTTACTATTGGGAGTCGGAACTCCTTTTTCTGGAGTGTCTTCCTTATTATACACACTATCCGTAGATAATGCTTATTGTCATGGTTGGAATCCCACCTCTAAAGATTATCTATCTCTTGTTGCTGGAGAAATAGGTGGCATAGAGCTAAAACCATTTGAACCAGACACACTCAAAAAGCGTAAGTTATATAGAGAAATTGTAAAAAAAAGAGTATCAAAGTTTGCTTGGAGAATGGATAATCCTAGTGGTAACAGACCACCAGAGATAACAACCACAAACTCTCTTGTAAACGGTGATATGGACATAGCGACTGAAAAGGCACTTATGTCAGAACCTTTCACTGTTCAGAAATATATTGATTATCAGTTAGCACATTGGGAAAAAATAAAAGATAATTTTCAATCATTGGTTGACTTTGGTTCATTTGTGGGTTTCACTGAAGAAGCACTTTCAGCACTAATTCCTAAATTACAAGAATCATTTGATGTAAAGGTGATCATGATATTCAGAGACCCTGTGCGTAGACACTGGTCAATGATGAATAGTAGAAGATACACTAATAGAGTGTTTTATGAACAAACCACTGTGGGTGTATCAACTGCCTATGATGATCCATATACAAGTGTAAGTGGTCAAAAGAAATCACTAATAGATCGTGAATTGAATGAATTGAATAATAGAGCGTATGGTATCGAAGCAAAAACAGTTATGGAACCAGAGAAGTGGTTTGAAAATTTCCTTACTTATAGAGGTAACAGAAATGGTGGATCACATTATGCACCTATAAATATTCGCACGAAGAAGACATCACTGACAATTGATGAAGACTACGCAGAAATATACACAAAGTTTGTTAATGTATTAGGTGCTGGTAATGTTCACGCTACTGTCATGGAACAATTATTTGGTGGAGTCACCGCAGCGAAAGATGCACTATCTACTTTCTTAGGTTTTGATATTGTAAATCTTGCTAATTGTGCGTATGTCCCTGAGTCTGGCATCAATGCCACACAACATCCATATCTCCAAGACCAGTGGTCAACTGACAAAGTTGAAATAACTGATGAACTCAAAGCGAAAGGTAGACAGTATTTGAAAACCACTTACGATA